GATGATTTTTTTGTGTCTCAACAAATGTAGGTCTATACACATGATAACGAAGATGATTTAATCTTGTTTCATGTGGAGCTTTCTTTAACTCCTCTACAATTTGTTTGACGGGTACACCCTTTGTACTTTGGGTGTCTTTAGCTTCCTTGGTGGTTGGTATACCTAAAGATTCTAACTCTTCGAGGGAGGTTATGTCTTTATCCAACACACCAAGAAAACTTAAAGCTCGTGAAATAGAGAAACTTTCTGCCATAGGCAAAGCACCTTGAATGTATGTGCCATTTCTCTTTTTAAATTGTTTATAATGTCCTGTAGCTAACACACGTTCAGGATCATAAGCTATGATCTTACACTTGGCAATGTAATAATCTTCTTCTTCAAAGACTGACACATCAAACCCAAGTTGATCACCAAAGACTTGTCTAAAATATTTTATCTTGCTCCACAAAGAAACAGTTGTTTGACCTGTTGTTAGGTTTTTATACACTCCGTCTCTTCTGCATAACTCATTTACTTTATCTATTTTATCTTTCATTTATAAACCCCTTTCTTCTTAAAAATTTAGCTTTGTCTACTACTCTATATGCTAGTTTATTTATAGGTTCTTGGTATTCACTAGCTCTTGTATTGCTTATGATAGCTGTTGAACAACCTATAGAATTTAATCTTTTGATAGATTCTTTTGAGTCTTGTTTTTTTTTTAATTTATCTTTATCAATCAAAAGTTTTTCAATTAAAACTTCTATATGTTTTAAACAATGAACAGTTCCTTTTTCTTTTAATGTAGAAGAAACTACTTTTAAAAGATTTATTTTATTTTTCACATGATATAATTTTATATCTATTATCTTACTCATATTACCCCCATAGTTGTTTTATTACTGCTAGTTGATCTGCACTAGCATCTTTCATAGTCCAATGTGATAGATCAGGTTTCTCTACAAGACCTGCCATCACCTTCGGATCGCCATTACTTACTTCAAGTAATCTCTGTATGGTCATAGCTTTCTGTACCATTTCGCTATAACAATATTCTAAATGATCATCCCACAAAGCTGGGTGTTCATTGTCAAAAATAATATAATCTTTTTCATTTACATAAAATAAGAAAGGTTGTTTCTCTGTTGCTAATCTATAAAAGGCTACTTGGTTTATGTTAATAGGATCAGGTTCAGTTGGTAGTTTCTGTGTATAAATTTTTATATTATCTAAATCTAATCCTCTTGCACTAGGAGGTTTTGACTTTTGTTCTGCAAATAATTGATCTGACTCCCAATCTATACGACCTAATATATCTATACCTAAACCTTGTGGAGACATTGATACATACCTTTCACACATCAAAGGTTTGCTACCAAATATTTCTTTAACTACTTTCAATACATTCTTTATTGTGTCGTGTAACCTTTCAGTTACCATCTCTTTAATCTTATCATCTCTTTGATCGTAGCTTTCTTTTTTATAAAGATCGTACTCATAATTAAATATAGTATTGTAATCTCTATTTTTTATTTCTTCTCTCTCTGCACCTTTGAATACATACTTGCCAATCAATCTTTGTGCTACGTTGCCTGACACTGAACCATAGCCTAGCTTAAAGTTTTTCTTGTCAGCTCTTCTACGCTTTTGATCTCGGACAAAGTAATCCACAATCCACATACCAATAGGTTTTGTTTTGGAAAGCTGTGTAAAGCTAAAGTGATCTTGACCTAAACCACCATTTGTTTTTTCGTATAGTTTTTTTAAATCCATTTTTTAAATATATTTATTTGCTATTTCGATAGCTTTTTTTGCTTGAGTTTTATTTATATTATGAACTGACTGCAAAGAATTTATTTGTTGTGTTTTATTTTTATTAAAATCATATCCAATTTCTAAATACATTTTAATTAAACTAGCAACAGCTACTGATATATTTTTATCTTCATGAAATTTCCATATCCATGATTCTTTATTATTCACATTAAATTTATTTATATTCATTGTTTTCTTACCTTATATACATAGTTTTCCACTTTGTCTATACTTAAATAACCCTTGATTGTGCATAACTTTTTTGGTAATACAGTCTTTCAACAGAAAGGAATTATGAAACTAAAAGACTACATGAAAAAGAATAATCTCAGTTGTTCAGAGATGGCTAGGCAATGTGGCATACATAATATTAATCCAGCTACAAATGTATGGCGTTATTCTTGGGGTCAAAGAATACCTCGTAAAGAAGAGATGAAGAAGATTTACTTTGGCACAAAAAAACAAGTACAACCCAATGACTTCTATGACTTCGTTGAAAAAAATTAAATACAAAAGAGTTCGTATCACTTGGTATGACATAACTCAATCAGATGAAACATGGATTCACGAAGATAATATAACTAATACCAAACTATCGGTTTGTGTTGATGAAGGCTATCTTTATAAGAAAGATAAAAAGCACGTTTGGATTTTTTCAGGTTATTCTGTAACTGAAGATGGTAGTCTTGATGTATCAAACGTCAATGTATTTCCAAGATCAGTAGTCAAAAATATTGAGGTTATAAAATGAAGATAATTTATATAATAATTACGGCAATGGTGCTTACCCATTGTAGTAAAATAAAAATAGGTGATTGGAATTACGATCCTAAAACTGCAATGATGAGATTAACCTTTGGGGTATCAAAGTAATGACCTATGTAGGTTTGTTTGATGAAGTTGATCTAAATGATAAGATTAAAGAATTAAAAAAACTTATTAAAGATAAAAACGATATTATAAAATTACAAGATAAAGAGATAGATACATTAAAAGGACAGATTGATCTTAAAGAATTAGAGATTGAGATGTTAAAAAAAAAACATGAACTATAATCCACTACCAATTTTTTGTACGATCAAACCTAGTTTTATAAATGGTCTAGGTCTATTTGCTACAAGAGAAATAAGAAAAGATACCGAGTTAGGTATCTCACATATTGAAGTTGATGATACTTTATACAGAACTCCTTTAGGGGGTTTTATTAACCACGCTGAACAATCTAATTGTGTAAGAGTAAAGGTAAATAATAAATGGTACTTGAAAACAACCGAAGATATTATGCCTGATCAAGAATTAACACTAACTTATAGTTTATATAAACCTAATGGCTAGATGGACTTACGCTTTTAGTAATGGATTATATAACGATTGGCATAGACAGTATGAGGGTATAGCTATGATAGATGTGGATAGTATTGAGTGCTGTCCCCAATGTTTCGAACCTCTTGCTATCCTTGAGACTTGTTATGATAAAGGACAAAAATACAAAGCTACAACCCTAGTAAAGACCCTTTCAGATCGCCTTAAAGTACCTAGTTTTTTAGTTTTCTATAAGAAGGTAGGTCAGGGTAGCCTAGCTTTCAGGATTAAGCGTCTCCATGTCTCTAATAGCGATTATGAGTATATGAATGAGGATGAATGGGTGCGTGAGCTATACCAATTACAAGAGGATCATAAGGACTGTTGCAAATATGCAACACCCCACAACATATAGTTTATGGATAGAAAATACACACCACATATACGCATACCCTTTTCTATCTTTGCCAATCCTAAATATAAACAAATTCCTGACACATTTAAGCCACATTGTCTATTGTTGTTGATGTGCTTGTTAAAGTTTGTCAATAATAAGACAGGCAAGTGCTATCCAAGACGTGAGACTATTAGTGAGATGTCAGGGTTATCTTATAGCACCATATATAGAGCTACAATTCATTTAAAAAACGCCAAGATTATACAGATTAAGAGATTTCCTTCAACACTTTTATACACAATAGACCCTGATTTTATCTATGGTGTTCGGTCTAATAGAACTGGGAGTGGTCTGTCTGACCGATCTGATATGTCTGCTGGACAGGTATTAATAGAACATAACACTAAAGAACTATCTTTTATAACTAAAATAATTAAAAAGGTAGTAGAGGATAGAGGAGATCAATCTAAAATAATTAGTACACTAGCTACCCTACCTGCCGATACTTTAAGAAAAGCCATTAAAGAGAAAGACAATATATTCTATGTTAGGTTGGCATTAGAAGAAAATTTAAGAATGAATACGAAGCTCGTAGAAATACCTAAAAACATTGTTGATAACGTAAGAAAGAAAACTAATTACTTCTATAAAAAGAAGGTACACGAAAATAAGGATAAAAATGCCAGGGAGATCAAGACAAAAAGTTTTCTGTCAAGGAATAACAAAGACTCATAAACGTCCTTGTCAGATGAAAGGTTATCCCCTTGCTAATGGAACATATAAGTGTAAGTATCATGGGTTCAATAATATATTAGGTTTTAGGAAACCAAACTACAATGACGAAACAAGGATCAGACAACTCAAAGGACTATACCAATTCAGAAACAAAACCCATGAAGAAGTCAGTCAATACTACTACGACAAAGTCAAACCAAGAATTACAAATCAAGAACGATCTAGGTATTATCGAAAGCAATCTTATCGAAGGTTTAACCTTAACAGAAATATTAAAGGACGAGAAGCTCAACCCATCACGTATCAGCTTGATGAAGTTCTACGCTATCTTAAAAAAAAATCCCGATTTAAATAGTAGGGTATCAGAAGCTAGGAAGATAGGTATTCAGACTTTGATTGATAAACTGCTGCAAGTCTTTAATCATCAAGAAGTAGAGAACCCAAACCAAATATTATGGATAAGAGAAAAGACTAGGTTCATTCAGTATCTTGCTGGTAAGCTCACAGATTTATATTCAGATAACAAACCTATTAAACAGAATATAGATCAACGTATGACTATAACGTGGGAAGATACCCCTGATCTTATTGATGTAGGAGCAACTGATGTTACCCCTACACCACCAAAGGATTAGTTAATAATTTGGATTAAGATATGGTATATCTTCTTCAATTAATTCAACGCTACATCTTAAACTTTCCAAATGTTGTTTAAATAAATTATCTTTAGGATTATCATTGATTTGATCTTTTTTTCTTTCAATCAATTCTGATAATATATCTATTGCTTTTTTATATTCTTTTTGTTTTTTTATATATTTCATATTTACCCTTGTTCAGTTAATTATTATTATGTTCTTTAAAGCATTTTCTAACAAATGTAATTAAACACTTTAAATCATTTAAAGGTCTTTCTTCTTCTAATGCTTTTTTTATATCCCTATCCTCTATTTCAATAGCTTTAACTATTTCGTTTTCTAATCGTGTTATATTCATATTTCCCCCTGTTTAGTTGTTTGTTTTTATAATGAG